TCGACATAGAACGCGAAGAGCGCAATCATTGTCAGGCCGAAGGCGTACACGGTTGCTCGTGGCCCGCTCATGACGGACACTCCATTTCAAGGCTCTGTACATGCACGGTCACAGCGTCCAATTCGGCACGCATTGCCTGTACGTTGGTGTTGGTCTTGGCTAGTACCTTGTCGATGTTGTCCAAACGCTCAGCGAGGCCAGGACGTGTCTCTTCGTCCCCCGGGTAACGTTCGGGTCGGCCCGCTACAACATCGATTGCCGCGATCGTCTGTCGCAATGGTCTCCACACCTTCCCCACGATACCGCCTAGTAGCGCTGCCCCGACGATTCCCGCAGCGGTCCATACCTCGGGGCTCAGATCAGGAAACACCTAAGCACCAAGGAGAGCAGTCCAGGTGATTCGTCCCGCGATGCCGTCAACAGGCCTGGCGTGGTCGCTCTGGAAGTCCATGACCTGTCGTTCCGTTCTCGGACCAAAGTCGCCATCAATCGTGGTGGAGTACCCGTTCGCAGTGAGCAGCCCTTGCAGGCGTTTCACGTCGGTGCCCTTGGCACCCTCGCGCAGTGTCGGCATCGACATGATGGCCTCCTTGGTCCAATCGTTTGACGGCTTGCTGGGTTTGCCGGGGTTCATAGGCTCGCCGAGATCGGCAATGCCCCAACCCGCTGTGCTGTCGTAGTCGCGCGTTCCGCGACCATCGGGGCCGTTACCTACGGACACGTGAACATGGTGGTCATGCGGGTTCGACCCGTGGTATTCCCGAGCCTCGAAATCGTTGCTTCGCTCGTAGATCTTCCTATTGAAGATCACGTAGCGCATGTTCGGGTGCGGGTGCGTCACCAGGTGCGACACGAACGAAGGCAAGTTCAGTCCGTGATCCCCGAGGACATCCACCGCGCACACAACGTCGCAGCATTCGGACGGGTTGTGGTCCGAATATCCGTTCTGATGGTTTCTGTCCCCGATTGTCCACACGGTCGTACCGGGGTACTTGGCCTCGATTTCGTCGCGCAGGACTTCGAGGCTTTGTGCCAATCGCCAGTCACTTGACATGGCTGTCACCTCCTATTTCTCTTGTAATCGTTGCGTCACACGTACAAAGACGGTAGCACAAACGAGAGCACTGCTCTGACTTTCGGACATGAAAAAGCCCCGGACGTTCGTACAGTCCGGGGCGTCGTTAGGTTGAGTTAGGCTGCGAGCGTGTGTGTTTCCGCCTTCCGCAGCGCGTCGAGCGCGAATCGCGAAGCGCGCATCTTCGCCACCGCGAGCGAGCCGGGAACCGCGGCATACGTACCGTACACCAGGCGGGACAGATCAGGCCGGTTCGCCACGTAGATGTTCGCTGACCAGTAGATTCGCCCGTCAAGCTCATAGACCTGCGAGTAAGTGCGGGCGGTCTTCGCGTCATTCGAGTAGTGGCGCAGGTGGCGTGTCTTGACCTCACCCGTCCACGCGTTCGTCTCCTTAACAGCTTCCCAGGTAGTGACGTTCATCGTTGATCCTCTCATCGTGTACACCTAGCCTAGCACCATCCCCGTTGCACGGTTGCGGTGGGCCCCTACAAAATAATTCCTGAAAACTTGTCCCGGAACCCTTGACGGTCGGCCCCGAACGGCATACCTTGGAGAGGTACCAAGACACACGACGCAAAGGACAAGACGATGACTGCTCTCGCTCTCCTGAACCAGGCCACCACGATGCGCAACCTCGACCGGAACCGCGCTGCTCGTGCCCGACAGGCCGGTGACCTCACCAACGCCGCGAAGTTCGCCACCCTCATGAACGCTTGGGAGATGCGGGCCCGCACCTACGCCAACGCTGTCGGTACCCGACTGGTGTCGATGACCGACAACCCGGGTGCCCTGGTTCCCGAGATCTTCGTTTCGCGGCTGCCCCGGTGATCGCGTCTGTTATGGAAGATCTCATTTACACCGTAGAACTGCCCCCGATCGGAGGCGATCACAAGATGTTTGCCCCGATCATCAAAACCCGCGATGGGCATTGCGTCAACGACTGCGGGCGTACGCCTCCTGAGAAGATGCTCAAAGTCGTCCGTCGTGTTTGGTTTCAACCAGACAGCTACAACAACTTGGAAACGGTGTGCCAGTGGTGCGCACGCGAGCAAGACCGCGACTGACTTGGTAAGCTAGAACTAGCCGCAAGGCCTATGCGAGAGCGCCTGTTCCCCGGGGGAGAGCAGGCGCTCTTTAGCGTGTCAGACGACCGCCAAGTGGTGTCGGAATCGAGAACGGCAGACCTTCAATCTGCGGACCACCGAAATGGCTGTAGGTACCAGTGATCTGGTCAAGCCGTGCACCCGCGTACGCCTGCCTGGGGTCATGCGCTTCGGCGTTTCCGGTACCGTCGTAGAACGCAAGCAGCAGCGCGTCAGCGATGTCGGGGGATCTCCCGAGTCGTTCCCGGATATCATCCTTGGCCTCGATTAGGATCTTTCCCGAACTGTCGGCGATCTTGTATCGAGGTACCGTCAGTTCCGCGATGGCGTCGTTGTCCAGCGAGGCGAGCGACCACGCCTTATTGCGTGACAGCTCGCGACCGTTCCAATAAGCTTCGGCGCGGATGTTGGCGAAGCGCTTGGGCTGCGTGGATCGGGACGCGAAGTTGACGCCTTGCACCTTGCACTTGCTGCCACGCTCTTTGAGCACTTCACGCAATCTGCCTGAAACGCCCCAGCCTACCCCAATTACGTCAACACGTACCTTTTCGAGATTCCATTCCTCGATGAGGTGCACGAGCCTGCCGACCGTTGACATAGGGTCGCGGTCGGTAAACGACTCGATACGCTTCACAGCGGATCCGACGCGCTCAACGAGGACCGTGCGGTCACCGCCGCCACCGACATCAAGCCCACCGATGCGCACGGCATCGGGATCGTCTTCGTACGCCTCATCAATGTACCGGCACTTGGCAGCGTCCTCTTCCGAGATGACGCGCCACGGGTCGATTTCTCCGGTCGGTAGCTCTCCGAGCACCTTACTTTGGTATAGGGCGGAATCCTCACCCCAGGCAATGCGCCGATCCTCTGCCCATTCGCGAGAGATCAGACCGTCCGCGACCTCTTCGGGTACCTCTTCACCCGTGGATGCTGGCGTGTGCTTGAAGCCGATATGGATCTCGTTCCACAGCGAAGGCGAGTTACACGCGTCAACGAATGGTCCGGACGTTGTGTCTGGGTTGCCAATAGCTAGCACCCTTGCGTGCTTGTTTGAGGCAATACTCTCGGTTCCGTCCCAAAGGCTTTTTGGTACACCTTGCGACTCATCTAGGATCACAAGAACGTATCGTGCGTGAATGCCTTGAAACGCACCTTCTGAGTGTTCTGAGGGTTTGCGTCCGATTCCTACTAGTTCTTCGGAACCATCGCCAGTGGGCATCAACCACTCTTGCTGGTTACATCTACCCGGGAGTTTCGCAGAGGCATGAATGCGGTTGATGTTACGCCAGAGAATTGCGCGCACCTGTGGGGCTGTTGGGGCTGTCGAGAGAACGAACGCTTCACCGGGCGGGTGGGAGTCAAGCCACCAACATGCGATCGTGGCCGCAATGTACGATTTGCCAGAACTGTGGCAGGCCCGGATGACGCTTCGCCGATTGTCACGCACCGACTCCATGACCTCAAGCTGTTTGGACCAGATGTGCATCTTGCCGCGCTCACGCGCCCAACGTCCGGGGTCGCTCGCGTAGTCCACCTTCTCACGTGTTAGATCGTCAAACGCGTCAGTGATGGCGGAACCCAGATCCAGGCCAAACGCTTCGTGGTTCATGATGCTATGATACGCATAGAAACGCCCCAGCAGCGCGGGAACGCTCTGGGGCCCGGACGATCTGATGAGGAGACCGCCGTGCTCAACGATACCTGTTCTGTAGAAGGATGCAATACCGGGGTTCTCGTACGTTCGCGAGGTTTGTGCAGCAAGCATTACGACAGATGGCGCAGACACGGAGACCCCTACGTAACCCTCAGGCCAAATCTGATCCTAGGAACACCAGAAGAGCGTTTCAGGGTAAAGGTAAGCAACCCTGACCACCAGGGATGCCTGTTGTGGAACGCCGGACTGAACCGATCTGGTTACGGCATATTCCTACTCGAC